CCGAAAAAGAAAACCTACAAGGGAGAGTTGAGTACTTGGAAGGGTTTTTATGTAAAATGTTTGAGTGCTTACAAAAGGGGGAATCACTATCACCAAATTCTCAATATCATCGAGAAGTGGGAATTATAATTGGTAAAATAGACCCCAAATCAACCGAATGGGGTAAAGAAGTAAGGTAAAGAAGTAAAGGGTTTATTGCTTGAAGTGGACAGAGAACATAAGGCCAGAGTGGCTTGACAACATAGCTCAAGAGGCAAGAAAATGAGAAAGGAATAAAATGAAACGATGCCCTTATTGTCATAAAGCAATACCAACACAAAAAGTGCGCAAAATGTGGCTAAAAGAGTTTAGTGCAAAGGAGAAACCATATTACAAGCAAAAATGCAATGAGTGTGGCGAGCCATTTGGTGAACATTATGGAGGTAACTGTCCCAAGGGCGAAACTAAAGAATATAAATGTGCTAAATGCGGCCTTGAAATAATCATTCTAAAATCAATTTCTTTAAGATTACCAAAGGCCGAATGTCAAAATTGTGGAACTAAGACAATGAGACCAACTCAGCGACCAACGCACGATTTGGATTGTAAATGCAGAGAATGTCAAGCTAATAAAGTTTTGCAAGGATTATTATTAAGTCAGACGGCATAAATAACATATCCTGGATGTAAAGAAAATGAGCAAAGCAGAGGAAAAAGAATATTGGCGCAAACTAAGAGAAGAGTATCCACCACCAAACTATCGAGATTATGTACTTTGTGACCCGATACCAAGAGAAGACCATTTGACCGGAGTCGATAAAAAGGTATAAAAAGGTATAAAGATGATTAAATGGATTTTGAGTAATGAGACTCGCACGTTATTGGTTATAGCGTTATTTGTAATAATAGTATATGTTTTGGTTATAAGTGGGGTAAAGGTTTTAATTAAGAAGGGCTATTTGATAGCAAAAGAGCAGACTAATGAACAAAGACTGTAAAACCTGCAAACACAGTAAAAATAAATACAACAGAGATTGCGTAAACATAGGTGCATTCAAAGAGAACGATTGTTTACAATACGAAATGACTATTGAGTCTATGAATGAAGCGATTGAGAAGTTAGATGACTGATAAGACGATTAAGGCTAAATTTGAAATGAGTTTATGGCAGAGAATCAAGGCGGCTTGTTCTGTTTGGTGGGCTATTGTAGTTACAAAAGAAGTAGAGTGTGAAGACGACAGAGAAGAAAATGAATAAACCAACTGAACAGCAGACTATTGGAAAGAGGCACGAAATAGAATGTGCGGCTAATATGACCGGTGCGGAAAACGATTGTGATTGTGGGCTAACGAGATTAAAAAGCTCAAAGCCCGAACAATTACCAGGCCGTCCATACGATATAGCTTGTGAGTGCGAGCATTGCCCTGAACAGCCAAACACAGAGCTTTTAATAGTAAAGACAATACAAGGATTAATGGCAACTGTGGTCAATGGTCTTGAAAAACTACCCGATAACCCATTGAAACGAATAGCCTTGGATGATATAGGGATATTTGAGTCTGGGGTATTGTATAAACTACAGAAAGAATTCGAGTAATGGCAGGTAGACCAAAAAAGTCATTTAGTATTGAAGAAGTAGCAGTATTGGAGCAATTAGCGTTTGAAGGTTGCCAGACTGGGACGATAGCCAATATAACAGGGATAGCTTACAATACACTTACGAGACATTTTGGAAAGAATTTAACTAAGAAGCGATGTGAGCGTAAGCAATGGCTAAGACAATGCCAGAACTCACAGGCTCAAACAAGTGCTGATATGTGTAAGTTTTTAGGCAAGAACGAGTTAGGACAAGTTGATAAGCAAATAATTACAACCAAAGACGTCCCTATAGCCGTCCCTGAGGCTGAGAAGGAGGCTATGGACGCAGCCTGTAAGGTCTATAAGCTGAAACTGGCCGGAAGTGCTTGATAGATAAGGAGTTAAGATGTACAAAGACAAGGACAAACAGCGTGAGGCTAATAGACTAGCTGCTAAAGAATACAGGGACAACAGAAGAAAATCGATTGAAGGTATGACTAATGAGGGTATGACGACGGCGCCAAAGAACGTCATACCCGTCATACCCTGCTCTATTAAACGAGGCAAGGACATCAAATGCTTCGCAGACCTACCGCCGGACGTACAACAGACCATAGACAAGATGAGCGTGGTCAGTGGAGCAATAGACCAGACTATCAAGGCCAACCGAACAGCTATTGCTGTCAACTATCAACACCTATTTTCTGACCGATACTATCCTCAAAGTGCAGTTATCTCAAGCCTTGTAGTCACAGGCAAGCCAGGCGACGCAGATTATAATGGTATATGTACTGAGGCTTGGAGAGCAGAGCGTGGAAGATAGATGTGTTTATTGCATTAAAAGAGGACGATGTCCAGTAGGTGCTGAGCCACAGAACGTGATAATGGACAGGGCTTGCACTGCCCTTGCTGTTAATTGTAGGCAAGGCAAGACTCCTGATGAGCCTATGGACTGGATACGAGCCTGGATAAAGACAGAGGACAGAGCATAGATGGGCAAGCATAAGACACAACGAACAGAAGAGTTAAGGCAGGTAGTGGCAGAGCTTAACAGCGAAACACTTGAGATATGCCAAGCTAATGGATACAGTAAACGAGTGATAGATGGCATAGTATATCCTGTGAGGCCGGTCGATTTAGGTGATAGGACTTTGCTTAAAGGAACAGAAAAAGGTATTGAGCCGCCATTGAGTATAGAGAAAGAGACTCCTTTTTTACGAGGGGGCGGGGTCAAGGGAAGGGTGGCCTCGGTCGGCTATAAGTATTACCCTATCCCTGAAATTTTAATTTCTATCAATATACGAGAAAGGACTTGACAGTGCTAAGACGAGAATTTATGAAACTCATAACAGGTGGCTTGACGGCGGTGATTGTGCCAACCTCCACTGCTGTTAGCCATTCTGGTAGGGGCAAAAATTACGGCACATGGATATATCGCAGACTCAGCGACCCCCACGGCAATAGAAGTTATTGGCATCCGGTATTCAAGTCAAGTGGTTATCATGGCGAAAAAGTTCCTAAGAACTGGGTTAAGTTTAGTGATGAGATGGTTTCTCCTGAAGAGTGGTATGAATTTATGCGTAAATATCAAAGCGTTCGTAAAGTTATTAATAGTAGCGAGGTAGTGAAGGACGACGAATTGAAGGAAAAAGACGTAAGCGATTTACTTCACACTCTTTACAGGGTTTCTCGTTACTTGCGTTATCATGGCGTTGGCAATTATTTGATACATAGCGCCGTAAAGGAACTTAAGTACAAAAATGGTGAAACTTACTAATCCCTGAAATCTCAAAACTGACAGACTTTAAGATTATGCTTGACTATCACAAATATCAAAAGCGATTAAGTCATAAGAGCAATTGGACTAACGACTTAATTTACGTTCATCGTACGCGGTTGCTTTTGGGTTTTGTTCTGGGATTTATTATATGTTATGTTATAATGTCAATATAGGTAAAATATGAAAATCACCAAAGACAAAGATGGTAAATTAATAATTGATTTTGATTATCAGGTAATAAACGTAGAGGGCGTAAAGTATGAAATTCTGGCCATTAGAATTATTGTATCCGATAAACCATGCTTTGCATGAGGCTTCAGTAGAAGCTGGCAAGGATAAGAAAGATATTATGAAAAGGCTGCCTTGGCGTCCACGTTGGCGAATTAAAATTTGGATTAAGAGTGAGTATTTACATTGGTGGCGATGGAAAGGATTTATCAGATTGCTTCGCCATAACTTTCTAATGTGGCAACATAAACACAATTTAAGGTGTAGATGTGTAAGTTATCACCAGAGAACAGGTGAGCACGCGCCGGATTGCCCTAAGTCGCCAGATTTTACCCCAAAGCCACAGGAGAATAAATGAACCGACGTAATTTCTTTAAGACAGTAACAGGTTTTATCGCAGGGGTGTTTACGACTTCTGCCATAGCAAAGGAAAAACCTAAATTGACTGTGGCAATGGTGCAAAAGGCTAAGAAGTATTTGGACGCTCAAACAGAAGATGGTGATTTTCTTATTCCAGTTGATGAAGAATATCACCCTATCTTTAGTCCATTGATAAAAAAGACGAATGAGATTTTGCGTGAACGTGGTATTGAAATACCACCAATACAAAAAGGTTCTGGTAGGACGTTTTTTATGGATACCGAAAAGGGAGATGATAAAAATAATGGAATAAGTTGGGATGAGGCAATTAGGTCGTGGGAAGGTTTGAACAAAGCAAGATAATTATGAAAGAAAGTTGTAAAAATTGTAAATGGTGGGATAAGGATGTTGAAGAGGCTTATGATGAAAGAGGTCGATGCTTAAAAGCTGTTGAGAGTTGGTCAGATAAAAGCGAAGAAAGTCCAATGGTAACTCTTGACGGTTCTCAATATATGGCGTTATTATTAACGAAGCCCGATTTTGGATGTATATTATTTGACAATTAAATAATTCTTTTATATAAGCTATTATATAAGCCATGAGAAAAGTAACTGAAAAAGACAGGGAAGAACATTGCAAAACTCAGTTGTGTCCTCGATGTTTTTTCAATAGTCCTGACGATTGTATGATTTCTACTTGGAAAACGACAAGGCAAGATGAGCCAACACCTAAAGGGGCGATGCTAAGATTTAAGATGAAATAGTTTGACAATTAAATAATAGTTTTCTTTCAATGATAGACGAGAAAACAAAACAACGTGAGTTATACTTGGAACAAAGAAGAATATACTTTTATTGCTGATGCTAATAGATATGGTCTTATTAGTATTAAGATGACAGGCAAAGGCTTGAAAGAGTTGCGAACTGTTTCTCTTGATGACTTTATGAACGAAGACATAAGGCAGTTGCATGCAGAAGAAATGATTTATGATGCAGAAAATTATATAGATGAGATAGAAGAAGAAGAATTTGAGAAAAATGAGTTAAAAATTAAATAACTCTTTTTGGGTTTATCTTTTGCAACGAATACGGGCAGGTGAGTGCTCACCCATTCACTATGCCCGTTTTTTGTTGCGCTAAATTATGATAACACAAGCAGAAGAAAAAATGATGGCTAACGACTCTTTGGTATGGGCGAACAAGAAACGTCTGTTCTTAAGGGATGGTATTCAGTTCACTCTTGATGGAATGAAATATCTCTTTGATATAATCGGTTGCGAGAAGAGGATTTCCAACTGCAAGAAGGGCGCCCAGATGTGCCTGACTACCGCTATATTTATAAATGCAATTCACGCTTGTTTTTATCGCAAATACGACCAGAACATAATGTATATGATGCCTACCAAGACCGCGGTGGAGCGTCTTAGTCAAGTTTCTTTCGACCCGATATTCCAATACAATCCGTGGATAATGAACAAAGGCGATACTAATACCACGATGTGCAGAGAGATAAACGGACGGTCGATTGTTATGGTAGGCGCCCAACCTAAATTAGTCGGTGGCTCGTCCACTAAGGACACCGATAATTTAAGGTCGATTCCCTGTGACGAGATTGACAGGGACGAACTCGACTTAATGGACACTGATATGGTGTATATGTCCAAACAAAGATTGAAGAGGTCTAAGTTTGGCAGAGAAAGAAACTTCGGAACTCCTACATTCCCCAATTATGGAATAGACTTACTCTACACGGACAGCGACCAGAGACGGTGGCAGATTAAATGCCGGACGTGCGGCAGGCATACTTGTCTGGGCGAAACTTTCCCGAACAGTATCATTCAAAAAGACGGCAAGTGGTTCAGGGCTTGTATCCACTGTCATTCGGAGATATTCGTAGTTGACGGAGAATGGGAGGCTGAATATCCCGACCGGAGAGAAGCGGGTTTTTGGGTATCTGGATTACTTTCGCCTTTGGCCAATCTTGACGATTATATGTACGAGTACAATAATACCGAAGGTAGAAAGAGGTCGGAGTTTATGCGTTCTACTTTGGGTATAGCTACCACCGAAGCCGAAAGCCAGTTGTCCGAGACTTTAGTTCTTTCGAGATGCACTTCCAATCACAACCAGATGATTTCTACCGGCGAGACGGTTATGGGCGTGGATATAGATAAGAAGATTCACGTTGTTGTAGGGATACGAACTGGAAGAGAGGCTTACGAGATTCTGAATATATCAGAGTTGAATGATTTGAACGAACTGCGGTGTAAACACCCGAACGGCAAGCTCGTTGCAAGTTACGGGCCTAAAGATTTTCTTGATGGCAAGTCATCAGTTGATGTTTATGCGTGTCCTGATTGTGGGGAAGAATACGATGAGTCTGTCCAGGAGAAACAGTCTCCACAGGAGCAGAAATGACTGAATGGGTGTTGATAATCTGGATTGTGAATTGCACGTTCGGTGGGTGTGTTAAAGCACCCCTAGATGTGAGCGCTGTTTACCAGACGGAGGATGAATGCACGATTGCCCTCGGTAAGTGGGTATATAGACACGGCAGATACAGGGGCGGAGATTGCTTTGAGCGCCCCGCGTTAGTCCTCGATAGACAGGAGCAGAAA